CTTTCTCCAGTGCTGGTACCGCGCCTTTAGGAAGTTCTTTCATGCGATCAATGGTTAATTCAACTTTCATAATGGCCTCCATTGCATATACTGTGTTTTTATACAGTATACCTATGCACGGAAATGATCAACGATTTAAGAGCACAAATTGTTAATTTTCTGTCAGTAGTAAAAAAGGAAAACCCGCCGTAGCGGGTTGAATTAGCAATGTTTTATTAAGCCGCTATTTGTTTCTGCTGACAAAGCTCCGGTAAATTAGCCCGTACTAATGCTTCTGCAAATGGCGGCGGAACAGCATTACCACATCGCGCAACCTGCTTATCCTTCGCGTACTTTTTGCCCCGATAGTCCTGGTCGATGATGTACCACTCAGGAAAGCCCTGCGCGCGATATAACTCGTGCGGCTGCAGCATGCGCATGCCGATATCAACGATGCGGTAAGTTATGCCGTCAACGGTCACCAGCCCGTCACAATCCTCGCCGCAGTATTTACGCAGAAACGCCAGTGTTTGCTGCGCGCGATGTTCGTCGTATTCATCGGCCGCAAGAGTGGTTTTCACCTCCCCTACGTGCAGCCCGCCCGCCGTCACCGTTGGCATTGGCTCACTGGTTGGCTGGCCGTCACGGCATGTGCCGCGCAGTTTAACCAGATGCGACGAAATTGCAGCATGATGGTTTCCCGTCGTTATGGTATGAGCCGGATTGTCCAGCGTGCCGCCTGGATGACCAGTGTTATTGACCATCAAATGCGCATCGACAACTGCGTGATGATCAACCGTGGTAACTGAATGAACAGGCTCATCTAAACCGATGCCCGGTCCCGAGTAGTTACCGCCGTAGTGCTTCGCCAGGAACGCGCTCACCGTCGCGAATTTATTACCACCTGCAGTAACGGTCCCCAGCGGGTTATCCAGTCGCAGCACACGCGGCTCCTGTCCTGGACGTTCGCCATAACCCATCTGGATCAACGTGGGTGTTACCAGTTGAGATTTGCCGCCACCACCAGCGGTGATGGTGGCGCTCGGTTCGTCTGCCCGGTGGCCAACGCTGGCACCGAACTGGCGGCCAACAAATGGTGCAATGGCAGCCTCAACAATCCCGAGTGCATGTCCATTCCCGCCCGGGCGTTTTGACGTGCCGGCGGTTATCGTCGGGACAGGTTCGGTAACGGGCTGACCGGTTGCACCAGTACGGAACTTTGTAAGATGTGGAACAGCTAACGCGTAGCCGTGGGTTTTGGTAATCGTCTGTAGGGGTTCACCCAACGCCTGACCACGGAAACAGTCGTAACTGGTTTTGGTGCTGGTGTGATTGCACTTCACGATAAACGGCGACGCACTTTCGATAACAAAGCGCTGTATGCCGCGCGCGATACGCTTCAGGGTATTTTCTGCCAGCGGCTTTTTGCGCCCGAATATCGATGGGGCCGGAATTGACCAGTCGATACACTCCGCAGCTGTACGCCATGGCACCAGCCTGCCAGCCTTAACCGCAGGTGATTTCGGATCCCCATGCGTTGGTTCCGGCCACACAATAGGCTTCCCATCGCGGCGCATGACCATGAAGAAACGTTTTCTTATTGTCGGTGCGCCGTAGTCGCAGGCGCGCAGTTCGCGATACTCAACGACATAGCCCAGACCTTTAACCAGTCGAGCAGCATCCTCGCTATCAAGTGAAATATTCAAAAACTCGCAGCATTCTGCCAGCGCTGGATGGTTAGCCGGGATGCCTGTTGTCAGCATGCCGATGAATGCCTCGAAAGTTTCGCCTGCGCGGGCCGGGTCCGGTCGCATTTCACCGGCCAGTAATGGCCCCCACGTTTTAAACTCTTCGACGTTCTCCAGTTTCATGACCCGCGGCTCAACATCCAGCCCCCAGCGCAATACTACCCAAGCCAGTCCGCGGATCGCTTTCTCGACAGGTTTAGCGCCTTTAGCTTTGGAAAAGTGGCGGCAATCTGGAGAAAACCACGCAAGCGCCACCGGACGGCCTGCAGTAGCTACCTTTGGTCTAACTTCATACACAGACTCGCAGTAGTGCAACGTATCAGGATGGTTCGTCGTATGCATCGCCACTGCGTTCTCATCATGGTTAATCGCAATATCAACACTACGACCGATCGCCATTTCAATACCGGTTGACGCACCGCCACCACCAGCAAAATTATCAACGATGATTTCTCTCACGCGTATTTCTCCATGGCGATGGCCAGTGACCTGGCCGCGGCGATAATTGACGGTACCGGCATTTTCTCAAGCCACATACGGTTGATGTGATGCTTCAGGCGCCGCTGGTGATGTGACGGTAGATATCCGGCGACCTCAATCTGAGAAAAAACCATTTTTACTTCCGCAGGCCATACAGTTTCCTCAACATCCACCAGCAATATGCTTTCCAGTTCGACGATACGCTTCGTGGCGTATTCAAGTTGCGGGTTCATCACTTGCCCTCCTGTCTCAGTGATGCTGGCAAATCGCATCCCATACATGGACACGGGAAGGTATTTGCTGACTTTTGCCAGCGGAAATATCCTGTACCGCCGCAGTATTTGCAGGTGGTCCCCTCGGGAGTCACAGGAGAGTTGTCGGATTCCTTGATGTGTAGCCTTGGCTCACCGTCTTTCGGCTCAGGCCATTGGCGCTGCTTGTTCACCACCAGTTTTTCTACCATCGCCAGGTTAATCTGCTCATCACTGATACCGGCACGACGTTGCGCATCCCATAACAGGAATTGCATGTCAGCCCATTCGCTCAGGTCGCCTGGTTCAGCAGCCGCCTCGAGCGCTTCTTTGGATAAATGCTTTAATGGACCAACGGGACCGACATCACCGAATGTTTCATCTGACCATGCTGCATGTTCACGGCGTACTTGTTCGCGGGCCATCGACTCCAGAACCCCATTAATCACCTTCACAGCATCAGCCATTGCGTAGCCGAGATTACCGCCATCGCTTTGTGCTGATGCTTTGCTGAGTATTTCGCTTATCTGGTGCAGGCGATCGAGTGATACAGGGCCGTTCGCCGGGTGGTTAGTTGTCATGATGACGCTCCTTCTTGATATTTTTCAAACCAGAACACCACTGGGTCAGATTTCATTTCAACCAATCCCATACGAACTAGCGCTTTGCCTTTCCCGGAAACAAGGAATTCACGACGACCATCACCGATAATTCGCCGATAATCTTCCAGGCTACTGCAATGCTTGTGCAGATTGCATGGGTGGCATGCTGGAACCATGTTGGATATATCGTCACGTTCCTGGTGAAGCATATTTCCATCAAAGCGAATGACCGGTTTTACATGGTCGGCATGCCACTTATCGCCAAGTTCGCAGCCGCAATAAGCACAGCGACCGCCAAACTTCATGCGCAGTTCTGCACGTTGTTTTTTCGTTAGCGCCATGACTAACTCCTAACATCCAGTTTGATGCCAGCGGCGGTAAGCGCTTTGTTGTAGTTGTTCTGGCAGTCGATATAACCTTTAGCGTAATCCTCAGAACCGCCATAGTGGACAATCTGGAAGTCATCGAATTGCTTTACTACAACCGTCCGCTCCTCCAGTTCTGCTATGCGCTTCTCTGCGGCTTCCAGCTCATTTAACAGCTGCTGCAGAACATCAGCAGCATCCTGGCACTGACTGGTAATGCTTATGGTGCATCCTGTGTCGAAACCATCCTCTGTTTCAAAACGAAGTTCGAGATCATCACCGTCGATATCCTCAGATTCAAAGCTGGCGATGCATCCCAGTACGCTAATCATGTCGAGTGCGCTATCACGCAGCGCCTGTTTGTTGAGTGCTGTCATTGGGCTGCCTCCAGTTTTGATTTTCGCAGCGCTTCTTTGTAGCTGGCCTTTGCGGCTTTCATTGTCGGTTTCCATTCGCCTTCAATATCGCGGCGGTCATAGCCATAAGCGACGTCGAACGCACGACGAAACATTCGGTATTCGTATTTTCCTGAGAGGAAACTTGTCTCTCTGTGTTCAAACTCCGGCAAGCGAGCACCTACCAGGTATTCACCAAAGGAAAGACAACTATCAGCGTGAAGATAATCCCCGTATCTGCTCATAGCGCGGCTCCTTTGCGAAGTTGGGCGGCGAGATTGCCTAAATCGTCAGAAAGTCCAGAAAACGCTGATGAAATATCGATGTTTATCATTTCAGAGCGACAAGCCTCACGGGTAACAATATCCTTCGCCATCTCCACACCGTTGGCCCGCACCTCAGCCAGGAAAGCGTCGTTGGCTGGGGTTTCAATTATCCTCCCAACCACAGCAGACAATTCGACTCTGTCGCTCCAGTAATCAAATTTTGATGACATAATCACTTTTTCAGCTTGCACCGCATTTTGCTTCATAGCCGCATTCTCCGCCGCCAACTCCCTGCGCTTGCTCTCGGAGTTAGCGAGCTGTACTGCCATGTCTGTGAGTTTCAGTTCAAGATTGTGAATAGTCGCGTCTGCTGCACGGAACTCGCGCTGGGATTCTTCGAGTTGCAGTTCCAGTTCTTCGTATGATGGTTTCATGCTGGCATTCTCCCCACGATTTCAATAACCCGGCGCATAACTGCACTTCCCCGAAAATCGGCTGGTAATTCAATCGCAGGCTTACTCGAGCCGTATGAAAAACGCTGGAGATCGAAATCAATCACAGCCTTCTGGTCCCTGAACAAACCAAGACGACCGTAACGAATGAGTTCGCCGCGTTCGGCTGCTACGCGGAAATACTTCTCAGCAGTCTGACGGTGCAGCGACAACATCTGTGATGCCTCGCTAACGGTTAAGCGTCCACGGATTTTCACCTCTTCGATGATCACCCGGATAAGTGCCGCCTGCTCTTCTGGTGTATTTGGTCTTGGCATGCTGATCATCTCCGGGCCATACGTAGGCATTCATTACGTTGCTGCGCTATACGTGACACTTCAGCTGAACTACGGGCAATGTCTAACATGTCGGTATATACCTTTGCCGCGCGCCGCCAGAGTCCCCGGGACTTAAGGTCTTTCGCCATTTTCTCCGCTAATTGCGTTTCAGCCGGATCGCTTTTCTCTTCCATGAAGGGCAGCTTTACGTCAGGTAATTCTGCATCCGGAGCGATGCTATAAACATACTGAGTTCCGTTGTGAGTGCGCAGGACTGTGCCACTGACAGTCAGCGCGCGTAGAAACTTACCAGCGGTACCGGATGGAATATCCAGCGCTTCACACACATCACGTAATACGCATTTCGGGGTATGGCGTACCACTATCGCTACCCGATCTTTCTGAGAGATTTCTATGGTCATTGGTCAATACTCGTTTTGGTTACTTCACGACCCGTAAGTGGGTCACATTTTTTCGATAACTTCCCCAGGCGAAATTTACCCAGATACCGTCATCCATGGTTAAGCGGTCCATGACCCGCTCACCCAGAACTTTCGATAACTCGTCATAATTCAGGTTTGTAAGTACCCCCACTGGTTTCATTGACGCCATACGGCGATCGATTATCTGATTAAGTAATACCCACTCATTGCGCGTATCACGTTGAACACCAACCTCATCAAGAACAAGCAAATCAACCTTGCACAAATCATCCAGCAAATCGGACTCAGACTGGCCCTCGTCATAGCACTTGCGAGTGCGAAGCATCAAATCAGGTACTGTCACGACCAGAACGGAATAATCGTGCTGAAGCAGGTAGTTCCCGATTGCCGCAGCAAGATGATTTTTCCCTGTTCCGCAACTGCCGCTGAATATGAAACTGGTAAAGCCATTCCCAAAGTTATGGGCGTAACTCTTTGCCATCGTCAGCGCGTGTTTTTGCCCGTCGTTGCTCACCTGGTAATTTGCAAATGAGCACCCTCTGTGCAACTCGCAGATCCCTGAGCGCCCGAAAATTCTTTCTGAACGGTTACGCTGATTTTGTTTTTCCAGCTCAGCTGCGCGCTTTCGCCCTTCTTCCTGCTGCCAGGCCATTAATTCCTGACTGCTGGTAAATTTCGGCTGAACACCTGCAGGCATGAGATTACGTAGACGGCCAAGCAAATCATGCGTCGATTTCATCATTACCCCCTGAATCCCGGCGGGATCTGAGTGTCAGGTTGTGAAACGCCAAAGCCGGCCTGTCGACGTGTACCTGCCGATGGTGAGGAAGATTTGGCGCGTGATGTTTTCAGGCTGGAAGCAAAAGTCTGTTCCCACTGAATGTGGTGTTTAACTTTCCCTTCGCATTTCCAGTAGTCCCGGAATTGCTGTAATTCGACGGCGGTATACCCTGGTAGATCCCCAAGGTTTATTCCCCACTGCGCAGCCTGGCGTACAAAGTCATCACCAGGTGTCCAGTCATCTGTGATCGGAAATTTGCCTATGGGCGGTAAAAAGTCACCGAGCGCGTGTAACTCTCTCTCTTGGTTTTCTTTTAGATCTGTATCTGTATCTGGATCTTTATTAGTTGTGTTACCGTTGACGTTCTGTTTTAACGGCGGCTCAACACCCGTTGAACACCCGTTGTTATTTTGTTGGTTATTCGCTCCTTTTTTAGCTTTTCTCGCCTGAGCGGATGCCTTTCCAGCTGCTGACTTTTGGCTGATTGAGTTTTTAACCGCCTCCAGATCACGCTCTATACGCTCCTGTACCCATTCGGTACCGTTATCGTTAAAAAACTCTTTCAACGAAGGTTCAACGGCATCCCAACGGTCGTTACTCAGCCGTGCAATTTTCGATAGTCGGTTTTTGGGGATCGGGCGACCTGTTTGCCAATAATTGAACATCAGTAGCAGGTATGCGCCATGCTCTTCTGTAGACAGATGCATGGTGTCCGCCAGGTAATCAGCAATGTAAAGTTGCATGTAAGGCAGAGCTGCCATGTTTACTCCCTTGTCCGGTTTCCCGGCGCGTAATGGTTATTGCTCAAAACTCGATTAAAACAATTGCGGCGCTACGGCGCTTAAACTCGCCAGTAGTGGTCCCGCCGCATCAGCTGGTAACATGTTGAACAAAGCGATTGCTGCTTCACGAATTTCCTTCTCCAGTTTCTGTAACGGAGCGCCGATTAATTTCGCCTGATGTGCCTCACTGCATTCTTTGATAGCGTTGGCCACCAGCTCCGCTTCTGTGCTCGCATTACTTAACCCGTGCTTCCTGGCAATCTGAACTGGCATAGCAGCAATGATTGAACCTGACAGCTGCATAACGTAAGCCGTATACTTTTCTGACCCTCCTTCGTTTTTCAGATATCGGAATAAATTCTGCTTATTAACAGCAATTCCGCGACCATCTGCTTTGGCCCACTCTTCAGCCACCAGCTGAGCGATCCGCTCCTGTGCCTGTCCTGGTAATGTCGATTCCCATTCACGAACAGCTGCCAATATGACGCGGTGCTGAATGCTGTCGCGGCGCTGGGGTTTAAAATGATTTTGCGTTTTCAACGGAACAGCTAAGCGTTGGCTATGATGTTGATATGTTACTGATTGCATGATTAAGCCTCCTTTTGAGGTAAACCATCAGTGGGGTTAGGATAAAGATCCGGTCTGATTTCATGTGGGGTGACTTTCCAATCCAGCGCCCTGCAGGCGTTTAGAACCTCTGTGCTGGCGACTTGAGTGCGAAACCAAGCTGAAACAGTTTGCGAATTTTTACCAAGCCGGCGAGCCAGCTCTGATTGACTACCACATAACGTAAGTATTTTTTTCTGGGTCTGTTCTTTCATGACGCCTCCTGATTTTGTTTTCATATGATTGAAAATAAAATTTTCATTGCCAAGAAAATAGAACGATCCAATCTGCAAAAAAACTTTGTATCCTTGCTTAATGGTTTGATTTGGATATGAATATGAACTTTGAAGAAAGACTGATAAGAGCCCTCGAAGAGGCTGGCATATCTCAATCTGAGTTAGGCCGCCGGGTTGGTGTGAATTCTCAATCTGTCAGTGGCTGGTGTAATTCTGGAATTATTCCAAGAAAGGAAAAGTTGGCTTTGCTGCCGGAAGCTTTAGGTAAGCCATTGTATTGGTTCTTTATGACTGATGCCGAAGAAAAATGGCTTAAGGAAACCACTGAGAGCAAAACTGTCCTAAACGACAAGCAGCAGCGATTGCTGGATGTATTCGATCAGCTTCCGGAGTCTGAGCAAGATCGGTTTATTGCCCTTGCTAATGAAAGGCTCGATGAGTTGGATAAATTCATGGCGGAATTCCTCAAGAAAAGAAAAATTGAACCACCAACACCTCAAGACTGAGACAGTTCCCCACCAAACAGCCGCAATAGCGGCTTTTTTTTCGCCTAAAATTCACAAAATGTAAATACCGCAGACTTCATTGAAAGTTTTATCTTCAACAAAAGCTTGACCAATGAAAATATTATTTGTAGTCTGATTTTAGAAAATCAGTCATCAAGGCAGGACGCCCACGAAGTAGCTGCCGGCGGCATACGAATCACCGGATGAGATGACAAGTATTAACACGCAGCAGGTTCAACGTTCCGCCAGCCTGGCGACAAGGGCAACGCAAGAGGATAAATCCATGATCGATTTCGCACGTAAACCAGTGCGGTGTCAGGCCGTACATCTAAATCGCATCGAAGT